TATCACAGAATTACAACGGGCACAAGGATTCAAAAGCACCTGTAAACAAGTAACAAAGAAAGCTGTCCATTGTTGCGGTATTGAACGATGAATTTAAAGGTGGAGAATTAGAACTTGCTACAAATCCAGGGCAAAATGTATTAAAATCAAGGGGAGACATTGTCGTATTTCCTTCTTTTTTAAATCATAGGGTAAACCCTGTAACCGAAGGCGTAAGACATACAGCAGTTTCATGGGCTTATGGTCCAACTTTTAGATAGGAATAGTATGGAAAAGAATGTCGCTTTATTTGCTGCCACTTTGTTGCACTCAGCGACAAATACTCATTTTTTCCATTGGTCTACAGATTCCTTTAGCAAACATATGGCTTTAGGCGAATACTATAACGAAATCGTTGATTTAGTTGATGCTTATGTTGAGGCTTATATGGGCTGCTATGACAAAATTACGACTTTCCCAAGCGTATACCATCAACCGAAGGACCCTATTGTCTACATGCAGAGCCTTCAAAAGTTCATCAAAGAAGCTCGCAACGATTTGCCAGAGGATGAACAGCTCTGCAATCTAGTGGACGCTATTGCTGACCTAGTAGACTCAACTACCTACAAATTACGCTTTTTGAAATGACACTCCGAAGCAGGTAGATGGGAAGCCGTCTACCATTAGTTTCAAATGACAAGCGTTTAGGCTTTCATTGTGTCCTTCGTGCCACGCATAAGGCGGCATATCAATAAATGAATCTACAGGCTTATTGCCTACGCTAAAGTCTATTTTAGGCAGGATGTAATCGCCAAGACGAGCAGCCAAAGCCTCAAAATCTTTCTTTCTAAAGAGAACAGTTCCCCAGTTATCTATAGTTTCCTCTGGACTACTGTAATTAAATTCAGTCGTATGTACAGAAATGCCGTCTTTTTTAAGCAATTTCCCTGTATTTTCAATGAACTGCAAGCCTTTTTCTATAGAACCAAGATGCTCAAAGGCGCACATGCTCCAGCAAAAATCAAATTGACCATATAGATGCTCGCTAATATTGTTCATATCGGCATATTCAAAGCTGACCAACTTATCAAAAGCTTCTCGGTCTACTAAATCGGCATGGTAAATCTTATCTAAAGAACCAAGTTGAGCAGTTGCCGCCCATCCTTGAGAATTCTCATCGTTAGGATTTAAGTCAGTAGCTAGAACCTGACAGCCATAAGATGCAAAAAGAGACGGTAAGCGCTCCTCACCTACGCCAAAGACTATGCCTCTACTTCCTGGTTTTCGTTCTCGATGCCTTCAGGTGTCTCTGCTTCATCGCTGTCTTCGGTAACTTGGAAGCCGTCATCTGGTTCTCCTTCTTCGTCTGCTTTGAAGTGTGGCTCATAACGAACCCAAGAAACGCCACGCCCACCGAGTAAACGGTCTAGGACTGCGTTATTCATTGCTGACTTGTAGTCGCCATAATGCTCAATTTCGAACTCTAAAGCTCGCTCAAGCATCATTGACGCAACTCGACCTATTGGGTCATTGTCCCTAAATCTACGGCTAACATCAGGGCGAGGAAGTCTTGCAAAGATAGCTGGCTGTATAGTCTGAACATTGCTCCAGAGTATGTTAAATCGTGCATTAGGATTACGGTCATATCTGGAATCATCTTTGTATTTCTTTACGATTCGGTCTGCTCTAGCTTCCCAGCGCTTATATTGGCGCTCGTAGCCCATGATTGTTTTGTACCAATCTTCGTATGTATGATTTACCGTAGCTTTGTCGTTTGCCATAATGTTGCCCTAATGTTGAAGATTTTGGCGAAATGTTGAGTAATTTTACCCTTATTTTGTCTAAATTCTAATGTTTGTTTTAACTTTTGTCTCTTTCCATAAGTCGTTCAAACTGACTTCAGTCTTACCAACGAAGACGCCTTTCATGTCTTCAGGCTTAGGCGGAGGAGGACTTGCCATCTGCATAATCTGACAGCCATATGAGAAACCGTCTCCGTCATGCGATGCCCAATCGTGCAGGGGACTAGAGCCGAATGTTTTGGTAATGTCGTTATATGCATAGCTCCACGCTCTGAGTCCATCTAGACCGACCTTGCAATTCGTTGCATGGAATCGGACTCTAGGAATAATGACTCGTGCCGCATTGATACGGTCTGCAATGCTAGTCGATGGCGTTATATCTACCTTGTTGCTTCCGAAGTATTTAAGGAAGATTTCGATAGCTGATTCCTTGGCAGAGAATGTCTTGGTCCTTGCATCATGCGGAAGCCATATGCAGCCCAATGGACTACGCTTGCCGCTTAGCTCGTACTTACAGAGACGCTTATGCAGTCTTTCCGCCCATTCCTCTGCATCTATACCGAATCCAGAATCATAGTCAATGATGTTATAGCCTCCAACTACTGGCTGCCAGAACCACCATGTAGCTGTGTCTCTACGCCCTAAGTCGGCACTTATCTGGATTGGCTGACCGTCTGGGTCAAACTCTACTGAGTCGCTAATCTTGCCAGCTCTCTCGCTTATGGTTAGCTGCCTTGCCAATATAGCGCCCAAATTTGCGGCATCAAATGAGCATAGGTACTCTTGTTCGAACTTAGACCGTCCGAAGTCTTCCCCAAAGTCATCAATATAGTTCTGCAGTTCTATGGCTAATTGCTCAGGCGTAAATATGCCCGTCTGTGTAGCGTCTAACACCTGGGCGAATGAATCAGGATTACGCTTAGCCGCTTCTAGCGTTGTATAGGCGTGATTGCGTCCCCTGGGCGTTGTATTGAATATCTGCCATCCTCCGTTTTCCATGAGGATAGGGCGAAGATATGCCCTAGTCGCTGGATTGCTTAGCGCCCATTCTGAATAGACAATGCCAGCAGGCGGAGAACCTACTAGCTTGCTTGGGTCATCTGAGCCGACAGCCTGAAAGCTAGAGCCATTCTTGAAAATAATCTTCATTTCGTCATTGCGTGTAGTTTGACGCAATTCAATGGGGAAGGCTTCGTCTATGCGCTTCCTGCCTGTGTGTGGATTGATAGCGTCCCAGATAGCTTTGCGAGCCTGTGAGTACTCTGGCAGCATATACCAGTATTGTGCGACTCGTTTAAAGGCAGCGACAGCCGTCCAATGCAGACCCAGCTCGTCCTTGCCTGACCTTCGGTGCCATACGATTTCCGCATGCTTGCCGCCATTTTGCATATAGCGCCAGGCTTCTAGCTGGTAGTCCCTAGGCTTCCAGTTGTTAGGTAGGCGGATTATTGTCAAAAGTTTACGGTTTGTACGATGATTGGATTCTCTTTGTCCCCAGCATGCTCAGTCCTAGCCAGCTTAGGCATAGAGTACTCAAGAGCCTTGAAGTAAAGGTCTAAGCGTTTGGCAGGGTCATCTATTTCATTTAGCCATGCGTCTAGCTTCTCGACATTGGCGCTAGTGAATGCAGCAATGGCAGCCTTGACATCAGCCGTAGCCTTATTTACTGAGCCTTTGACCCGTCCACCTGTCTTCGGTGAGCCTTTTTTCTTGCCTCTTTTTGTAGAATCATCTAATTTAGAATTTTCCATGAGCTAAGCCCTTGATTTGATTAAGCCAAGTATATAACAACTGTAAAAAAACAACAAAACAAAAAAATAATTAAAAAAGATGTAAAAAACTATTGCAAAGCTGTAGCATTGTGTTACAGTTTAGTCATGCAGTAAGTGATGACCATTAATTGATGACAAGGAGCTTTACATGAAATACGAAATTCAAGCATATCCATACGAAGACTGGATTACTGTAGCTACATTCGATAGCAAAGACTTAGCCCAAGCAGAATTAGACAGACTCAGAGCTGTACATGACGCATTGCCTCAGCAATGGATTAACTACAAACTTAAAGAAGTTAAATAAGGAGCTATTCATGAAAAATACAGAACGCTATATTCCAGAAGGTTACGAGTTAGCATGGAATGATGAGACCCTAGCTATTCAGGTCTATTACAGAGAAGTTCCCCATTGTTCAGCTATCTGTTTCGTAGGTCGTGCAGTTAAACCTACTTGGCACTATCGTTTTAAGAATGCCGAACAGCGTCAGGCTGAAGTTACTAAGACTTTTAACAATGCCCACGCTAGAGCTGAATATAAGGCAGAGCGTAAAGCCCAAAAGATTGCTGCTTCCGCTAATCATGGCGTTAAGGTTGGCGATGTGTTTCGCTCTTCATGGGGCTATGACCAGACTAATATCGACTACTACGAAGTTATTGCTGTTTCTAGTAAAACTGCCACTATCTGTCAAATTGGTTGCTTATCTGAGTCTACCGCTTGGTTGCAAGGTGAATCCGTTCCTAATCTTGGCGCTTTCATCGGTAAGCCATTTAAAAAGCTCATCCAAAAGCGTTCCGCAGAATCAGGCGCTTACTTCAATATTTCCAGCTTTGAGACAGCTTACAAAATGGAGCCTATCGCTGTAGTAGCTGATAAGCCTATTTTTGAGGCTTCCCATTGGACTGCTTACGCTTAAGGAGACACCATGAAAAATTACCAAGCCTTATTGCTATTGGCTTTCCTGTTCATTTTAGCACAAATCGTCTGGCATTTAACATCTATTGGAGCAATTTAATCATGACAACAACAGCAAAAAAACCAGCAGCACCTAAAAAATTGACCAAATTACAAGAATTAGAGAGGGAGAATGCAATACTTACTCAGGCTCTATATATGCAATACGATGATTTTGACGAAATGCATAATCTTTTGGCTTGCATCATTCGCTCAATGGAGGGCGAGAACGCCAGCCTTTATCAGACTAAATATGCACTTAAAGCGTTTAGGTCTTTGATTATTTCTAGTCAAAGCATGATGATGGATTGTGCAGGGTTGGAGTACTAATGGACCTTAAAGAATGGCGTAGCTCTTTGGGCATTTCCCAGGAAAAAGCGGCTAATTTGCTGGGTGTTCATCGAGTTACTTATACAAGATGGGAGACAGGCGCTAAACCTGTCCCCAAATTGGTAAAAATAGCTTGTAAAAGCTATCTGGATATTCTTAAACCAATTATTTAGGCTATGTCAGGGTCATGGATTTTATTCATGGCTCTGAGTAATGCCGCTTTGCGCTTCATGCGCTTATTGATTAATGGATTAAGCAAGTCACCTTTTCCGCCTACTGCTTCCTCTTGTGGCTTTGGTTTCATGCGTTCTTTTTGATTCTTTTCAAGCGTTGATTCTTTATGCGCTCTTAGCAGGTTATCGCCTGGCTTGAAGTTTCGGTTCATATGTTCCATTACATATCCTTCATTTGTTCGCTTATGACTTCTTTGCGTGTTTTGGCTGACTTTTTAAATGCTTCAGCAGTTGGAGCGCCTTTTGTTCCTGGCTTTCTCATCTTTTCGCCTGAGCCTGCCTTGATTCTGGCTCGTTTTGCGTGGATATTAGCGTAAAGTCCGTTCATTTAGCATTTCCACCTAGCTCGTGCTGCTTTGCCTCGCTCACCTGTCCAGCCTTTAGACCTAGCGCAAAAACTGTCGTGCCTTGGTCCGCTTGCTTGTGGAGCTTGTAAATTAGCGTTGTTTTTTGCGTTGTAGGCTTTGCGACCTGCTGCCGTCATGCCTGCGCCTTGGTCTGCTGGTAAGTAATGGCGACCTTTGCCCTTTGTTGTCTTGGCTATGGGCTTATCGTGCTTTTCTACTGCTGCACGAATCTGGTCTTGCCTGCTCATTACATCTTCTCAGCGTCACGCTTACCCAAGAAGCGACCATAAGCCTCTTCTAGTTTAGCTTTACGGTTGCCCTTGGCATTGTCTCGCTCGACATTCAAAGCAACGGCAACAGCCTGCTTCTTTTTCATGCCCTCGGATTTTAATTTTTTAATGTTTTTTCCCACGCTCTGAGCGCTTCCGCTTTTGTCTAAAGGCATGATTTTCTCCAGGTTTCTGCTAGTATTGGCTAATTATAAGGGAATTTATGGACTTTCAAGATATTTTTAAAGAAGTTTTTAGTCTTACGAAAGACGGTGGATTTCCCAATACTTCACCGCTTGCCGAGAAGTTGCGAAACCTTCCAGCGTTTGCATTAAATACAAAACTCTTTGGCTCTGAGCTTGCAGAAAAATATTATGGCGTGAAGCGTTTGCCTGAGAAAGCTGAACCATTCGAACAAGGATGGAAAGCTAGCATTTATGACGATTTCCTCCAAAAATGGTTTATTGATACTTGTGAAGAGTTACATATTGCTCCTTTGTTGCATCGTAAGATTTGGGAAGAGACCTACATCGTCAATACATTAAGAGACAAGCTAAAGCCAGGAAGCAGAGGCATAGTCTTTGGCGTTGGTGAGGAGCGCTTGCCGTCTCTTTTTGCATCTTATGGCTGCCAAATTCTAGCTACTGACTTAAATCCTAACGATGAAAACTCTCAAGGATGGGCTGCAACTGCTCAACTTGGTTCTTTAGATAAGATTTACCATGCCGACCTAGTAGACCGAGAGGCTTTTGATAAGTTGGTCAGCTTTGAATATGCCGACATGAATAATATTTCACAACACTTAAGTAATAAATTTGACTTTTGCTGGAGTATGTGCGCTTTTGAGCATCTTGGTTCTATAGAGAAGGGCTTGCAGTTCATTGAAAATACAGGGAAATTGCTCAAAAAAGACGGTATTTCTGTGCATACAACTGAATTTAATTACAGTAGTCCAGAGGAAACTATAGATAACTGGGGAACCGTTCTTTTTAGAAAGAAAGATTTTGAGGCTTTGGCTGCTCGTCTTGGCGATTACATCCTGCCAAAAATAGACTTTAGCGTAGGCAATAAGCCTGTAGATTCATTTATTGATATGCCGCCTTATGCGTGGCACGAAGGACACAATGAAAGCCTAAACGCTTGTCATTTGAAGCTAATGGTAGACGGCTTCCCATCTACCTGCTTCGGTGTGTCATTTCAAAAAGCGTAGTTTGTAGGTAGTTGAGTCTACTAGGTCAGCAATAGCATCCACTAGATTGCATAGTTGTTCATCTTCTGGCAAATCGTTTCGTGCTTCTTTGATGAACTTTTGAAGGCTCTGCATGTAAACAATAGGGTCTTTTGGTTGATGATATACGCTTGGGAAGCTAGTAATTTTGTCATAGCAGCCCATATACGCCTCAACATAAGCATCAACTAAATCAACGATTTCGTCATAGTATTCGCCTAAAGCCATGTGCTTGCTAAAGGAATCTGTAGACCAATGGAAAAAATGAGTATTTGTCGCTGAGTGCAACAAAGTGGCAGCAAATAAAGCGACATTCTTTTCCATATTATTCCTATCTAAAAGTTGGACCGTAAGCCCATGAAACTGCTGTATGTCTTACGCCTTCGGTTACAGGGTTTACCCTATGATTTAAAAAAGAAGGAAATACGACAATGTCTCCCCTTGATTTTAATACATTTTGCCCTGGATTTGTAGCAAGTTCTAATTCTCCTCCTTTAAATTCATCGTTCAACAACGCAACGATAGACAGTTTTCTTTGCTCATTGTTTACAGGTGCTTTTGAGTCCATGTGCCAGTTGTAATGTCCGCCAACTTGATAGCGTGACATTTGAATTTTTTCCATTCTGTGTACATCGTAGCACCAGACTTTATTAGATTCGGCTAGAAAAGACTGTAAAACGCATCCTATTGGCGTTAGTAACTCTTCCCAGACTATTTCAGTTATTCGTGCTTCTTCGTTTTTAATGCTGCCGTCTGCATGGTCTACCTTAGCTTCATCGGTCTTTTCCCATACAGTATCAGCAAGGATGTAGTCACAAAACTCTTTAGGTAATGCTTTTTCAAACAGCAGAAAGGGCGTGTTTATCATCTATTTCCTCAATCATTACAAGGCAGCCTCCGCCTTTTTTAATTTCGCCACGATGAACAATCAAAACATCTATCTGTTCATCATTATCAAATACGCCAGCGTCAGCTAGTGCGTCCCATAAAGCCTTAATTCTGTTGTCTATGTCCTGTTTTCTTCTGTCTTTAGGGTAAAGCGTGACTTGAAACTCTAGCCTAGCCTTGCCTAGTTTTGGGACATTGTATTCAGCAACATAGTCAGAAACAGCTTCTTTAAAAGCTACGCCAGCCTTAGAAACATATCTACGATGCCCATGCGTTCCCCAATAATGGTTTATAGATGGCGGAAGCGGAAGATTAAGCACCAGCATTTAGTAGCCTATCGGTGAGTTCAAGCAAAGCTTCTTCTGTCGTGTTGTGAGTAGATTCCCAAGCTCTTCGCCCAAGTTGGTGAATACCAAGATGGAATCTATGGTGAACTGGGCAGAGTCCGATAGTTGGTGCTGTTTTGCGTTGTCCTGCTCTGCGGATATGGTGGATTTCGCAGGGCGTACCTTGGTTTCCTTGCGTGTAACAGAGAATGCATCCGAAGTCTGCAATTTTTCTAAATCGTTCTTTTTCACTTTTAGTCATCTTTATGCAAGCTAGTCTGTGGGACCCAGTATTGAGGCAAGCGCCCTATCTTTCTAGAATAATGCCATTCAGGGTGCTGCTTGGCTTCTCCTGCTGTCATCCATCCTCTGATTTCATAAGTCCCATAAGCTCCAGTTAAAAGATAACAACGCCTATCGTCAGGGTCGCTCTCTTTTATCTGAAGATGTCCGCTTGCGTATGGTGTGGCTCTTACTTCAAAGTCTTTGACATCAGGGTCATTGCGATTACCCTTCCACCAATAGACATTTAAGTGCTTGGCAAAGGCAGCCTCGGCTATAGCTCCTGCTATGTTTCTGTCCCAAAAAGTTGATTCATCTTCGCCTGAAGAATTATAAACTTCGTTATTTTGAATGTTTTGGACAGCTCTTTGACATCCAACAAAAGCCGCCATCGCTATTTCAGATGGCGTAAGAACAATTTTAGTCATCACTTAGGTCTTGTAATTTAAGAGACATTTCAATCATGTCGGTTGATATTTGATAGGCTAAAGCCCATTGCTTTTTCTGCATAGCAGCCTCGTATTCTCTGCTAAGTCTGCGTAAAACAATTAAAGGTAGTGCGTAATCGGTCATTGTAGGACACTTGGTGAAGGTGGGGACATTGGAACTGGTGGAACGGTGTAGCCTGTTGAGCCAATAGCACCGCCATACTGTGTCGTTAGTTGGTTAGGGTAGGCTGTATAGCTTTGCGTTACATAGCCAGCATTATTAACAACTTGGACCTGATTACCTTGGACCTGTACTGTCCCAGTTTGATAGCCTGCAGGATTGGTTACTACATATTGCTGAGCCTGGGCATCGTTTAAGCATATTCCTACTGCTACGCCACCTAAAAAAATTAATATTTCTTTCATCACTTTCTCCAAAAAAAGGTGGGGCTACTTGCGCTCCGTATGTGAAGCGGAAAAATCGTGCGCTTTCGCCCCATAAATTACCTGCA